GAGCGTTGCCGCTCGCATGTCGGGGAGTCGTATCCCGTACGACTCAAGTATGAATTCAAGAAGCGCGTTCCGCTGAGTGGCCGCTGATACAGCCCCATCTGTTGCTTCATGTACAGAATTTGCAAGGCCGGCTTGCGCAAGGTCAACCGCTTCGATGGCTTTCGCAGATAGTTCAAGATCGACATAGACACCCTCACTGTTGATTTTCTGATCCAGTTGCCATAGCTGGAGTTCATGCGTGTTAGCCGGGTAATTCCATTTCGGCATCTTCGAATGCAGAATCCGCATCGAAGTGATATCCGACTTCGCGTACTCGATAAACTCCGCCCACTCCGCAGGATGCGTTTCGCGAGTCTTGCGGCGCAGTTTCTGGTTAGCAGGCTGCGGCATGCAGAACATGCGAATTAGTTGCTTGCCGCGCTTGTCCTTCGCTACGTCTTCGCCCAGGTTAAAGATCGTACAAAGCGTGCCTAGCGAGCCCGGTAAGCCGTGGCTGAACGCCTGAACCATCGTGTCGCGATGACGATCCTCTTTAAAATGTTGAAACACCGAAGGGAGCGCCGCCTTCAGGACCGGGCGATCGAACATACCTGAGTTATGACCGTAGTACTCGTCCGCTTCGGCTATCGCTTCGATCAGTTCACGTGGGCGGTGTTTATCCGACGCCACATCCCAACACTGAACCGGTCCGTCATCGACCGCCCACGCGAACAGCAGCACTTCCGCCTTTTCAGCGTATCTGTGCGTGCCGTCCTTGATCGGGGTTTCGGAGAAGGTTTCCAGATCCCACCAGAGCTTCATTCTTCTTCTTCTTCTTCAGCCCGACGTTCGGCGTAGCCGTTGTTGCGGCCCTCCTTGTAGCCCTCTTCATAAGCCGAATCGATCGCGTCTGCGCTCGGCATTGCCAGAAAGCGATCAGCTGCTTCAACCAGCGCTGCTGCGTCCTGCGGATTTGTTGCGAGAACCCGGCGCAGCTCTTCGTCTGTGTAGGTCGTGTACATTGCGTTTCTCCTGAAGGTTGAAAAGGCCCCGAAGGGCCTGTCATGTTATGCGAGTTCGTCGTCGGCTTCAATCGCGTCGAAACCCTCGTCACTGGGCCGCGAAGCGCCTCCGAAGCTGTCGCCGGCCGCGTCGAACTGGACGCCCAGAAGCCCGCAGCGCATGCCGCGATACGTGCCCTGCTGCGCCCACATTTCGACCTTGGCGTTCACGTAGCAGCCGGCGTAGATGATGCCCTCCTTGCCGGTCAGGCGTTGCGCCTTGCCGGTGGCCGGGTCTTTTACGTTGTGCAGAAACAGCGGGGCGCCGTCCTTCTGCTTGCGCACACCCGACAGCGCATACATGTTTTCGAAGCCGTCATACACTTCGCCGGCCTTGTCCTTCTTGTTTTTCTGATACGAATACGCTTTCTTGTCGCCGCGCATGTCTTCCAGCATGGCGTCGGCCTTCTTGGCCCACGCGGTCACGGCTTCGGACTGAATCGCTGCCTGAATCGCCTTGTCATTCGCGCTACCCGGTTCGACGATAAACGTAGCGGTGTGGCGGAAGTCGCCTTTGCCTTCGTATTGGCCCGGTTCGAAAAGTTCGTCGATAAACGCTATGCGGACGTGCTTGAGTTGAACAACAGTGCCCATGATTTAAATTCCTTTTAACAAAGTTCGTCTACGGTATCGAAACCATCTTCGACAGGTTTGATTTCAAGTGCCGGGCGCTTGTCCGAATCGAGCGCCACGTGCGGTTTGCCCTGCGGCTGAACGATCAGTGCCTCGATCTGCTTCAGGCGCCGCGGCTGGTCTTTCAGTACTTCGAGAATCGGTTTCGGCCCGAGCAGCTTGAAGCTATAAATCTGTTCCTGCTTGAGCTTGAACTTCTTCATGAGCGCTTCGGCCTCGTCGTCCGATGCCCATGCCCGGTTGCCTCGCTTGCCGGCCACTAGCTTGAGGCCCGGGATCTGCTTTCCTGCTAGCAGTTCCAGTTCGACGCGAGCACGAACGGCTTTGATCCAGTCTTCAATCAGTTCAAGTTGCGGGAACAGCGAGCCAAGAAGTGTCATGCTTTCCAGTTCAGCCGGATTCCATGGTTTATCTTCGCCTTCCGAGATCGCTTCGAAAGAAGCACCGATAGTGTCTTCCACGTGCGCTTTCGCTGCCCGACAAACAGCGTACGCCTTGCACCACTGACAGCCTTTTTCGGTCGGGTTGTAGTTGTCGGCTTCAACTGCGTATCCCTTCTCAAACGATACCAAGTAATGAATCGCTAACGCCTTCTGCGCAGCAGGAAACGCGATATCCAGAACCCAGTTCTCTATATGCCCTGGGTTCGTCGTCCACTCGCTCGATCCGCGCAACGGCTGCTCGATTACCAGCGTGACTTCCGTGAAGTCTTCTACTAGTCCGAACTTCTCCAGAGCACCTGACCCGTACATCATCAGCTGCGTGTTCTCTTCCGCGATCACTTCCTGATAGCCGAACTTGGCATCTATCACGTCAATCGTTGCGTGACCGTCAGGCCAGCTAACGATCAACACAATATCCGCTGTTCCGGTTGCGTCTTTCTCGCCAGTAATATGGTCGATCGGCACGCGCTGTTCGAGTTCGATCTGAACCGTGCATCCGCGCAGCTCATACGAACTGATGCGCTCACGAACGTTATCGAGAACGATCTGCACATCGCCGGCGATTTCGTTGTTGACGGTATGGCCGTACTTCAATGTGTGGCCGAGGTAGTCGATCGCCATCTTGTTAAACTGCAGGCACAGGGTCAGCAGTTCGTGCTTGTCGGAACCCATGTCCGCGGCTTTCCGGTCGCCTTCCGGCTGGCCGATCTCCGCGGCAAGCGAGTTCGCGCACGCCAGCCACATTGCCGATTTCGAAGGGCCGGCTACGGCATGCGGTCTGTAGCTCACACTTCACCCCCGGCGAGAACCTTATCGACGTGCGCCACGTAGTCCGCCCATTGCGACTCATCGAGATCCTGCGCACCCTTCACACCGAACCGTGCCAGAACAGCGATCGCGACATCACGACCCTTCTGCTGGCTGAGCTTCAACGTGGCCGGCTTCACGTGATCTTTGTAGGTCAGCTCGGGCGAAGATGATTCGCCAGTCTGTACAGACGGTTCGGCAGACTTCTGGGTCGAAGATTCCGGTTCGTTTGGGGCTTTCGAGTCAGCGGTACTTGCAGTATCTGAAGACGAATCCCGAGCCTTTGCAGCAGACTTGTCGGCAGACTTCTTTGTCGTATCCGCCGCAGGGGAGTTTGGGTAAATCTTGATCTCGTCAAGCGGCGCACTAACCGGATCGACAAGACGCGCATTAGAAATAGCACGCGTCAATTCCGTCACTGCTGCGGTCAGCAGTTCAATCTTTGCTTCTAAGGACATCTGGTTTCTCCTTCAGGTTGATGGATAACGCAAACCGAATTTAGTCGCTCGCACGATGCCTTGTCAAGAGAAATTTAGCACTTGCGGTTTCGTTACGCGTTTGCTATAGTTCGTTCACTGACAGCGAAGGAGCAAACGAAATGAAACGTTTAGGGTTTGTGCTCGTAACTGTCTCCGGGGGCCTTGGACTGATCGTAGCTGTAGGGCAGCCCGGTGTAATCGGATTGATCGGTGCGGGGCTGGTTGCGGTCTTCACCGTCGGTAGTTTTATGGCAGCGCGTGACTAAACAACCGCGCCCGCTAAGGCGGGCAACTCGATAGGAGAAATACATGAAAGCGTTTCACGGTGACGAAGCGGTAAAGCAGAAGTACCTGGCGCGTCTGAAGGCTCATCACGCGGCTGATGAAATTATTCAAGGCCAAGGGTGGAACGGTTCTCACGGTTGCGCAGTCGGCTGCACCTTGAACGAGTACGATCCCAAGGCTTACGAGAACGAACTGGGCCTCCCGCAGTGGTTGGCTCGTCTTGAAGACAGGATATTCGAGGGTCTGCCTGCGGTTGAAGCAAAGCAGTTCGCGGTTGATTTTCTGGAAGCAGTCCCTGTCGGCGCTGACGTGGAAAACGTCCGCTGGAAGCTGGCCTCGCAACGGCACGCCCGCGATCGGGATAGGCTTAGCGCCAACCCTGAACCGTATGCCGTGCAGTGCGTAGCCGCCCTTGATCTGGTAATCGCATATTGCGATTCTGAAGTAAAAACGGAGTCGGCGCGGTCGGCGGCGGAGTCGGCGGCGGCGTCGGTGGCGTGGTCGGTGGCGTGGTCGGTGGCGGCGTCGTCGGCGGCGTCGGCGGCGTGGTCGGTGGCGTGGTCGGTGGCGGCGTCGGTGGCAGCGTCGGCGTGGTCGGCGACGTGGTCGGCGCGGTCGGCGGCGGCGGAGTGGTCGGCGTGGTCGGCGGCGGCGGAGTGGTCGGCGCGATCAGACCATTTCAAATGGGAAGCCGCAACACTTCTTGAATTGCTGCGCAACGCGCCACAGGCGGCTGAATGAGCATCGAAAACTACAAGACGTGGATGGCGGCTACGACTACCGACGAAAAGAACACGGTTGTGGCGGTGGCCGGCACGTCGCTACAGGTTCTCTACCAGGTGGCTTCGGGTTACCGCAAGCCATCTTCAGATCTCGCTGCGCGTATCGAGAAAGGCATCGCTGCACTGGCACGCAGGAAACGCGAAGTGCCTCTGCCGATCGTGACACGTGGCGACATTTCCGAAGCGTGCGCAGAGTGTCCTTACATGAAAAGGTGCGGCAAATGAAAACCATCTGGCGTTGTTTCTGTGGCGACCCCACGATCCCCGGCGTGTTGCATCGCAGAGAAAAGCCGTGCTACCCGGTCTATCCAACAGAGGAAGAAGAAGAATGAACCGCTTCCTTATCCTGCGTCTGTTAAACGCTGCAGTGGCCGCCGACGCGCGTAAAGACTTTGCAATGGCTGGCCTGCTGACTGAAACAATCGAGCACTTGGAGAAAGAAAATGGGCGCGAACCGCCGGTTCACAACCTTCAGCGTTGAGGGTATCGTTTCTGCGATGCGTGAAGGGCGGCGCTACCAGGTGGGTAACCTCGCCCGTGCGTACGGTGCGAAGCCTGCTGACGTAAGGCGCATGCTGTCTTCGGCGGTCGATCTGGGGTTTGTCGTGAAGGTGCGTGACGACGAACGCGGTGAGCATGTGTACTCGCTTCCGCAAAGCGCTGTGCGTGACGAGCGGACCGCACCGCCTTACCGTAACCTGCATCTGACAGAGGACCTGACCGGGTACGACAGTTCACTGTTCAGGTTTGCTAACCTTTGCATGATGGTGCGGCGATGAAAGCACTGTTCGCGTTACTGCTGGTGCCGGTCGCCGCCCACGCGTGGCAGTTCGAAGCCGGTGTTGGCGTCTCGAAGTCTCTGGACTCGGGCGACGGGATCTGGCAGCAGCAAGGCGCCCGGCAGAACCGCGAGCAGCTTATCGCGCCGGCGTTGATGGCTGGCGTCACTGGTGACTTGTGGGAGCGTGGCGCGCTGTCCCTGTCGTGGCACGCCGAGTACACTTACCTCGGCCGCACCTCGGCCAGCTGCGTTTGTGTACCGGATGCCGATTACAGCACGCAGTCCCATCGTGTGATCAACGCCAGCGCGCCTACAGGTCACTTCAACGGCTTCGGGCACACGCAAGGTATCTCGTTCACTCTGGAGCCCGGCGTGACGTGGCGCGGCCTGCGGTTCACGGCAGAAGCAGGCCCGTGGGTGTACTGGGACACGTGGCATGAGACGCTGGTTGATGACGCCAGCGGCGGGCAGCTCAACGCCTCGCACCGCACGACACCGGAAGTCGGGTTTGTGGCTGGTGTCGGCGTGTCCAGCGGCAACCTGTCTGTCAAGTACCGCTATCACAGTATCAAGCAGGCGTGGAACCCGAACCCCGGTATGGTGACCGGCGCCCACGTTTTGATGCTCACTTACAAATTCTAGGGAGGACACCATGAATACCTATAACGACCGCCAGAAGGCATGCGGTGACGACGACGCGAAGAACCGGATAACGCTCGACCGCCGCGACTTGTGGGATTACATACGCGGCGCAATCCACGCGGCATTGCACGACAAGATTCCGAAGGATTGCGTTGTGTCGTGGGCGTGGGAAGAAGCAACCAACCGGACGCTGGACATTTTCAATAAGCTCGAAACCACCTCTCCTATGACCGGCTTCAGCGAATCTGTTGCTGAACAGCTCTACGTCGCCAAGCTGACGATCCCGGCGCCGGCCGATGATGCAAAAGCTCAAATCGAGCATCTGGATGTCGAAAATCATCGATTGCGCAGTGCGATATTCGCCATGATGAAACGCCTTACCGAACTGCTAGATGAAGACCAGTTTGCTGAAATGGACAGCATCGCGCTTGCGGCAGGTGTGACGCCGCCAGAATCTGTATCGTCAACCGATAGTGAGTTCAAGAACTTCCACAGCTTACTGTGCGAGCGCTTCGACTACGTGCACGACGAGAAGGACTGGAAGCGCGATCAACTCTCGCTGATCGAGCACATTGCGAAGCGTGCTGCCCCATCCACCGCAGCGCAAGGGGCGACTTTGACGGATGAGCGCTTGACGGAACTCGCCGTTGATCACTTGCACATCGACTATGACCGGATGCCCGCTGGCGTAGTGCCGCTCCTCCGAGCCGCTATCGCCCTCGCCGCCGCAAAGCCGGTCAGCGTGGATGCAGCAGGCACGGCGGCGGATAGCGGGCTGACTGGCGATGAACTGGAGATTTTCCGCCGTACCGACGAACAATTCGGCGATTGCGGTGAAACGGACACCGATCACGCCACGCTCATGAAGTGGGCGAACCAAGGGCTTCTGGATTGCACGCGCTTCACTGTCACGGAAGCCGGCCGCGCGTTGCTTGCCCCTCCCACCGGATCGACAGGAGAGCCGACGCTATGAGCGACGAAATCAAAAAGACGGTGCCGGTACTTTCCGGGCACGCCGTCGAGGAAATATTCTTGCGATGGTCCGAATGGACTTCGGAGTTGGGCGAGGCAATTTCGCGCAAGAACATCGACGGCTTCGTTGGCGAAATCCATGCTGTTCTCGAAGCGCGGGCCGGTGAGGCGGTGGCGTACGTGCCTGTGCATCCGCGTAACGGCCCCCTGTGGGCCAACACGGTTCCATCGCTGGACAATGACCGGCCGCAGCACTACCCGGTGCGCGAACTATTTTTCCACCCACCTATCGGTGACGCCGCAGGAAAGGATGAGTGGCAGCCGATCGAGCCCACACAATCACAGAACCACGATCACGTGCGCAAGCTGGCGCGCCTGCATCCGATCGCATCCGAAGAAACGGCGGACCTCGCCCGTCCGTTGCCGGACAAACCATGGTAATCTGACATCTCCTTCAGGTTGTTCTTGAGCCCGCGCAATGCGGGCTTCTTTTCTTGTGAAAACCGGAATCGGGGCGTATGCTGTCCTATCCTGTCCTACACAACCTGAGGCCCCAATGCTTATCCCCATAGCCGACGTTCTGGCTCTTATTCCCGTCTCCCGGTCAACCTTGTACCTCTGGATGGAAAGAGAGGACTTCCCGAAGCCCGTCCGTATTGGCGGCCGGGTGTTCTGGAAGGCGCAGGAGATCGAGGCTTACGTCGATTCGAAGCAGACGGAGGCGTAATTGCCCCAATACCTTAAAGAACACGGTGAGCGGCTTGTCGAGCTCGGCTATCGCATCGTCCCGATCCCGCCAGGCGGCAAGGGTCCGAAGCGCAAAGGCTGGCCGCAGTTCAGGGCTGACGCCGCCCAGGTGCGCCAGTGGTACACTAACGGCAGCGCGCACGACGGCGTAGGCATCATCGCTGCGACCACGCCTGCGGTTGACGTGGACATACTCGATGAGACGGTAGCCGGCCTGATGGCCGACCAGATAGACCTGATCTTCGAAGGCCAGTCGCTGCTCATGCGCACCGGCCGCGCACCGAAGTTCCTGATTCCGTTCAGGTCCGACAATCCTTTTCGCAAAATGTCATCGGGAGTTTACACAGATGGAAAGCACGAACACAAAGTCGAGATCCTGGGCGACGGTCAGCAGTGGGTTGCCTACCACACCCATCCCGACACTGGCAAACCTTATCAGTGGTGGGATGGCGTTTCCGACACCGGAATTCATGGCGTCCCTCTGGATCAACTCCCCTTTCTTCAGAGAGATGATGCTCAACGCGTTATTGACGCATTCGAACTACTTGCGGCCGGCATGGTTGCTTCCGGCAAGTGGTCCGTCAGGTCGGCTGCGGTAGAGAAGAAAGAAGCGCCCGACGAAGATCCGTTCGCTCAACACGCCGAACCCACGAACCTGACACCTTCACAGACCGAGTGGGTTGTTTCCCGTATCCAGAACGACGAAGACGATTACGAACGGTGGTTCAGTGTGCTCTGCGCCGTCCACCACCAGCTTGGCGAAGACGGTCTGGAACTTGCGCGCAGCTATTCGGAAAAGTCTTCCAAGCACAACACCGAAACATTCGAGGCCAAGTACGCATCGATCGGCGCGTACACCGGGCCGATGGCCACGCTGCGCACGTTCCTGAAAGAGATTGGGCGGCCGCCGGCCGCGCGTGAGCAGGCCAAACACCCGCAAGCAACGAAAGGTGACCCTGTACCTTTCGTTGAGGGTTCACAGTTCGCGGTCGGGTTCGAGGATATAGACTGGCTTATCGAGGACGTTGTGCCGCGCGCACAGGTGGGCGTGATATATGGCGCGTCTGGGTCCGGCAAGACGTTTTTCGCTCTGGATATGGCGTGCTCCATCCAGCGGGGTGGCGAATGGCGCGGCAAGCACGTTGAGGTGGCCGACTCGTTCTACATAGCCGCCGAGGCCGGCAACGGCATCAGAAAACGCATAGCGGCCTATCTGCATGCGAAAGGTGCCGGTGCCATGCCGTGGTTCGTAGACTACCAACCGAACCTCGCCACGCTGGAATCTGTGCAGGCCATTTCCGAATCGGTTCTGCTTCGCTCAGACAAACCTGGCGTGCTGTTCGTAGACACCATGGCCCTGTCCCATGACGGCGACGAGAACAGCAGCAAGGATATGTCACTGCTGCTGCGCCATTGCAAGGTGCTGTCCGACAACACGGGCGCGCTCGTTATTCTCGTCCACCACACAGGCAAGGACGAGAGCCGCGGCATGCGAGGCTCCAGCGCCATCTACGCCGGTGCTGACTTCGTGCTCGAAATATCCGCGCTCGACAGGGACCACGAGATGGTCGTAGACAAGCTCAAGGACGGCGAACGCGGCGCGCGGTTCGGGTTTACCCTTCCGCAGGTTGAGGTGGGCACAACACCGCGCGGCAAGGTCATCACGTCGTGCTATGTGCTGGAATCGGAAAAGACCCTGGCCAAATCAGGCAAGAAAGGTCGAAAGCCTCTCACCAGCCACGCGCAGATTTACATTTTTGACGTGTTCCGTAACGCCTTGGGGATGTCGGATTCCATGACGGAAACAGAACTCGTCGAGGCCGTAAAAGCGAAACAAAGGTCTGAGGATAACGTTCCTTCACAGTCACAGAGCATAAAGGGGAGCATTGCAAAAATGACAATATCTGGTCATCTGGTGCGCGAAGATGACCATTTGAGCCTACCTCATTCACTCATTCAAGCTCATCCGAATGAGGCTGAATGAATTCATGTACCTCATTCATCTCATTCACACCCTAAAGGGTGAATGAGTGAATGAGATGAATGAGCCCTTTTGTAAATTTTACCTACAGGATAGAAAAATGGTCACGAATCAGGAAAAACAGGAAACGCTGGCTTTCATCGATAGCAGGACGCCGGCGGAACTTGACGAGATAGCAGCGCACCTTATCGAGGAACTGATCGCGAAGAACGAAAAACTCAGTCGTGAGGTTGATTTCCTTCGAGGGTTGATGGCTTCGTATGTTGAAAAGCACGAAGCACTGGCCGAAGGTCACGCATGACCAAACACGATTCAGTGCTCTGCCCCGGATGCGGTCAGGAATTCTCCATGCCACTGGTCGAAATGGTGCGACGCCCGCACAGGTGGTGCGATCAGTGTATTGAACTTGCGGACAGGAAGCTCGACGAAGCCGTACAACGGGCTGTTGAGGGTCGGGTAAGGGGGTAGTGAGGGTAGACAGCGAAACG